GTGGCGACGTACAGGCAACGTAAGGGGCGCTGGCAGGCGATTATCCGCCGGGCCGATCTGAAGGCAACCAAGACCTTCGACCGGCTGGGCGATGCGAAGGCTTGGGCGACGGCACGGGAGCGTGAGGCCGACCTGGCTGACACGCTGCCGCAGAAGATGACGGGAACGCTGGGCGCGCTCATTGAGCGGTACGAGAAGGAGATATGGCCGACGAAGCGGTGGGGTGCCTCCAAGGCCTCGGCCTTGAACATCCTGCGGCGCGACCTTGGCGCGCGCCGGCTGGAAGACCTGAAGCCGTCCGTGTTCCTCCACTACGCCAAGGGGCTCAATATCTCCCCGGCCCACATCAAGACGCGTCTGTCCTACCTGCGGGAGGTGATGAAGACGGCCAAGGCTCTGTGGGGCGCCACCGTGCCGCTGGAGGCCCTGAACGCGGCCAGCGCGTCCGCGAACGAAATGGCAATCACGGGCAAGACCGGCGTCCGCACGCGGCGGCCGACACAGGACGAACTCGACCGCATCCTCGCGCTCTCGCTCACCCGGCCGCAGGCGGTCATCGACCTCGCGCCGATTGTGCAAATCCTGTCCGTCCTGCCGCTCCGGCTGGGCGAGTTGCTGAACATCGAATGGAAGGACTTGAACAGGGAGCGGCGCACGGCGGTCATCCGCAGCCGCAAACACCCGGACATTCGGGTCAAGGAGACAAACACGCAGGAGGTGCCGTTGATCGCCTTCGGGGGCTTCGACACGTTCGCCATGATCGCGGATCGCCCCGGCTACTACCCCAAGCCGTTTCCCTACAGGCGGCCCAGCGTCTCGATGGCTTTCCACCAGACGGCGCTGCGTTGTCAGATCGTGGATCTGCACCTGCACGACCTGCGGGCCTACGCGCTCACGCGATTGCTTGAGGCGGGCGTCCCGATCCCCCAGGTGGCGCTGATAAGCGGACACAAGAATTGGCGCGTTTTAGCCAAGCACTACTCCCGCATCGACCCGACGAGCATCCACGACACGCTCAAGCGGCTCGGTTGACTGTGTGCCGCTCCAGATATTCCCGCACCGACTGAGCCTTGAAGAGGCGACGGCGACCAGCCTTCACGAACTCCGGCAAGTCCTCGTGCCGGCGATTCTTCAGGGTCTTAACGGACACGCCGAGCATCTTGGCGAAGTCTTCTTCCGCCAGCAGGTCGAACTGCTTGAGAAGCTGCGCGTTGCTGCTCATGTCATTTCTCCTCTGCGAGGGCGCGGATGGCCTTGGCGATGTTCGCCGAGGCGGTCAGTTCGCCGCTCAAAAAGCCAGGACCGAAGGTATATGGGTCGTATCCCTCTTCCGCTTTTTCCAAGGCAATCTCTTCGCGGGCGGTCGCCTGTGCCTCGTCCGCCACCCGCGCCGCTTCTTCCAGCACCTCACGGCGGGAGAAACGGCTGTCGGCTCTGGCTATGAAGTCGATCCCTTCCGGCGATATCACCTCGCCGAACCGTTCGTGGAGGGCGGCCTTAAGCTCCTCTGAGGGTGTGGAGGTCATGGGCGGGGCTGATTCGCCGCCAATCCCAGCGGCCTCAATCGCGTTCCAGTCCTCGCGCTCTTCCTCGGTCAGTTCTTTCCAAGGCGTGTTGAGTATCCGACGTAGCTTGTCGCTCATCCTACTTCTCCTCCTTGGTGAGTGCGGCGCTAGTGTTCTGCCCCGCATTGAACATCTCGATAGCCTGGGCGACCCTTTCCCATGCGCGCGGATCAGCGACGGCCAGCCGGTTGAAGGCGATCACGTTGGCGGCCCACCAGGCCTCAAACTCGGCGCGGTCTTTCCAGGGGCCTGCGATCATGTGTCGATGCTTCCCTCGTGTTGACGACCAGCCCGTTGAGCGAGCCGGCCGGGTGGTGGTTACAGGAGCGGGCCGCTGGTACCGCCGTCGCCCTGCAGCGCCTTCAGCTTCGCGGCGACGGCATCGTTGACCTCGCGGTACAGCTCCGGTCGCTTGTCCTTCAGCCAGGCCAACTGCTTCTTCTCGGTCTCGCCGGCATGGGCGTTGAGCAGCTCGGTTTCGTCGGCGGCTTTGTTGGCGGCGTCGATCAGCGCCTTCGCTGCCGCGGTGGCGCGGTCGATCACCTCGTCGCCGCGCGCCCATGCTGCCAGTGCGGCGCCGGCCTCCTCGGTGATGTGCTTGCCGTCGGGGAAGAACGCGAGGTGCTGCTCCTGGATCTTGCAGGGCAGGTTGTGATTGACCCGGCCCGGCGCCTCATTGGACAGCGTGAGCATGGTCGTGAGTTCGAACATGAACCGGGAGTCGCCGATCGGCATCCAGCCCTGCGATTCCGGCCGGCCGCCGGCGCCGACCTTCACCTTCTCCTCGGCGCGGAACGCAAACACTATCGGTATTCGGCGCTGCAACAATGAGCCGATCATCGCCTTGTGCGCGCCCTTGGGCTTGATCCAGCCCTGCATGTTCTTCTTCGGATCGTCGCCCGCGATCTCGTCGTGCCAGGACAGCACGCCGCCTTCGCCGCTCCACTCATGGGTCATAGAATCGATGACCAACACCGCATAACCCGCGCGCTCGGCTTCTTCCGCTGCTTGCGCAAACCGTTCGGGGCGAAAGGGTGGCGCCATATCGGTGACGTCGAATGCAAACATGTCGGCGTAGTGCGACATGCGTTTCGCCTCGGTGTCGATCGCGGCGATTCTTCCAGACGGCCCCGCAATTCCGCGCGCTATGCGGAGCGCGCTGTAGCTCTTGCCTGCGCCGGTCCCGCCTGCGATCCCAATGAACAGACCGACGCCCTCTCGCTTCGCTGGCTTGAATACAAACTTGCTCATGTGCTCCTCCTGGGCCGGCCCCATGGTTTTCCTGGCATCGCTTTATTCCGCCGCCAAAGGCCGCTGCCAGCGGCCGATCCGATCAAGCAGCGCCAGCCGCCGGATCTCGGTACGATCGGAGCGCCACTTCGGCGGGTCGATCACGGTCGAGGCTGACGGATAGCCGGGCCATTCATCGCGCTTCATGCACTCCGTCCATGCCTCGATGCCGAGCCGCACCAGCTCTTGGCCCTCAGCCAGCGCCTGTCCTGACATTTCGTTGATGCTGAGCGCGTAGGGCGGCTCTTGCTCGATCACCAGGAACTTGAACTTCACCGACCGGACGCCGGGGATCAGCGCCCGCAATCCGCGCTCGTAGAATACCGCCTGCACGTCGTAGCCCATGTCGAATGCCGTTCGCGCCCAGTCGTCCGGATGCGCGCTGCCGCCCGTGGTTTTCAGGTCGACCACCGTGATGTGCCCGCCGGCGCGCGCATGCTGCGGAAGCCAGTCGACGCGAGCGCGGCACCACGACGGGCCTTCCATCCATGCCAGTGTTGCTTCTGGTGTACCGGCGTCGAAAATGCCCGCGAGTTCGGTGCAGGCGATCTGCGCCAGCGCGGCCTCTGCGAGTTCGTTCACGCTCGCGTAGTCGGCCTTGAGAATCGGCACCCGGCCCGCTGCCCTCGCGGCATCGCGTGCCACCTGCGCATCCTTCGATCGATAGTCGGCGGCCTCGATGATCTGCAGAGCCTTGCCTTCGCCCAGGATGATCTTGTGCGCGGCCGTTCCGATGTCCATCGCCTTGGTCGGCTTCTCAACCTCGGTCGCCTTGGCCGCGTTGAGGCCGGGGTGATTGAACCACGCATGCAGCGGCGAGCGCGCCACCATCAGTTTTGCGATGCTCGACGACAGCGATGGCATCGGAGCCACTGGGTCCGCGTGATAGTCGGCCTCGCTGATGTCGTCGTAAATGCCGGGCTTGTCGATCATGCTGCCATCCTTTCGGGAACGGGGTTGCTCGCAAACACACAGCCCGGCGCATGCCCGTGCACGACGCCGCATTTCCAACAGGGATCGTTCTTGTGGGCCTGCTCGCACGCGAAGGCCTCGCCGTCGTCGCGGCACCTGCGGTCACAGGTCCAGCAGCGCGGTTGCTCGGGGCTCCGGCGCGCGCTCATGCCCGCGCCGTCGGCGGCATGAGGTCGAGATACGTCAACCGCCCCGGATGCTTGCCATCGGCCGGGTACTGCGCCAACTGCTCGACGCCGCTCGATGGCGTGTAGGCGACGACCAGCGGTCCGACGGCGCCCTTGAGGTCGTGGCACAAGACACGGTAGGGCCAGCCGTTCGTGGTGGTGCCGGTGTCGCCGGTCTTCCATTCCGTCATGGCGTCACCAGTGCGGCGCGTGCGCGGAGGGCGGCAGCACACCGCGCCATCGCCTCCGTCTCAGCCCAGCCCATGCAAGGCTGACCGCTATCGTACGCCGTAACTTCCGCTTTCCAGCGATTCGGCGCGGGCGTTGGGATGTGCAGGAATTTCCGGGGGCCGTTTACCTCCTGCCAGCAGTCAGGCGGAACTAGCGTAGCGGCTGCGTCACGGCTGGTAGTGTAGGGCGGCGGGTTGTAGAGCTTCCGGCCGTCTTCGATCCACACGGCGCAACCGAGCGACGATGGCGCGCCCGTAGCGCCCGGCGTCACGGCCAACTCGATGGCTACGCTCAAATCCCACGACGGTTCCTCCGTCTCACAGCGACAGGCCAGCGCCTCCAGTTCCTCGCGCTTTGTCATAGCCACACCTCGATCTTGCGCCGCACATCGCGGATCATCTGGACGGCCGAGTCCCTGTCGCCGTCGCGGACCAGGGCGATCTCGCACCCGACAAGGGCCTCGTACATCGCGCGCCGATGTCGGAAGATGCGCCAGGCGAGGAACAGCCACGTCATGCCGCATCCCCTCCGTCCCCAAGTCTCCGCCGCTCCAGCGCCCCGAACAGCCGCCCGGCCTCGCATGCGATCGCCGCATTCCTCGACTGGCAGAGAGCCGGCAGCCCAAGCCGCAGCGCCGTCGCGACCTCGGGCCGGTCGATGTGCTGACGGAACATGAACAGCGCGTGCGTCTGGTGGATCAGGTCGGCGGGGGTCATGCCGCTTCCCTCGATGCAGTCGCGCCCTTCGCGAGACGCCAGCCGTCGCCCATGTAGTCCGGTCCCGGAACAGCCTTGTGCTGAGTGATCAGCCCGCGGTTCCGCATGCTGTCCAGGATGCGCCAGAACAGCGTGCGCTTGTGCGGCGGGTGGTATTGTGGGAACGGCTCGCGGAGTTGCGCGGTGGTGCGCTCGCCGTGCTGTAGGGCTGCCAGTACAGCCGTCTCGATTTCAGCGCTCACCGCGCGCCTCCCGTCGTGATCCGCTGGCACCGCAACTTCGTTCCGGGTGGCGACGCATTCGCCATTGAAGCCAGGTCGAGCGCGCACGCCGTCGCGTTCATCGGCCGCCCGACCGGCTTGCACGTCGTCGCGCCGGGGCAGACCCAGAGTTGGAAAGTCCGGGGCGTCTCGTATTCGTCGAGGCCTTCCTGTGCGGCGCGACCGGCGCGCGGCGACGCGATGACGAACAGGATCAGGCCAGCCAGCACCATCGCCGGCGCGACCAGCAACAGGGCGCGGGTACGGCTCATGGCTGGCTCCCGCGATACCGATCAAAGTCGCGCCACCACACCCACCAGAGCGCGCCCATGCAGGCGGCGCCGGCGATGAACGCGAGGGCGAGGAGGAGGGCGCTCATGCCGGGCCTGCCGGGTTGAGGGCGGCGCGGGCGATGGAGCCGACCTTCTTCAAGTCGTCGTGCCCGTTGCCGGCGTACTTATCGCTATCGCCGTTGAGGTAGTGGATGCCTTCCATGTCGTCGTTCTGCCGGTCAAACCACGCGAGAAATTCCGACAACGCCTCCCGCATCGGCCCATACGCCTTCGCCGCCGCGACAAACGCCTCGCTGAACTCGACCTCCCGCTTGATATCCGGGTCGGCGATGTGCGGACGGAATATCTTCAGGCCTTCCTCGGCGAGCGCGATCGCGTCGGCTAGGATCTTGGGGTCGGGGGCGGCCGTCATGCCGCCACGCCAGCCGCCGCAACCGGCAGCGCCTTCTCGGAGGCGTCGGCAGCCGGGTGATTTGCCGCCTCGCCGAGCCGCAGGGTTCGCTCGATGCTTTTGATCCGGAGCTCGACGACGACGCGAGCGCCTCCGGTCTTGCGAAGACTGGCGTGGGCATCGCGCAGGACGGCCAGCGCGCCAGCCAACTCTCCCTCTAGCCAGCCGATGCGGAAATGCGGGTTGCGCATCTTCTCCGCGACTTCGGCGTCGGCGAGCGGCGTCCGCGTCGAGAAACCGGGCGGGGAGAGCGAGGCGACCATCTACGCCACTCCCGGCAGAACCGGCTCGATCACGCGCAGCGCCGGCCGCGCGGCCTCGACGACGGCCAGGTCCCGCGCCTGGCACCACAGCCAGGTCGCGTGCCCACGGATGACGAACTCGACCTTCGCCCCGGTCGCCTGGCCGCGGAAGTCGCGCGAGATGCTGACGACGGTGCCGGAGCCGTGCGACGGGTGGGTGACGCTGGCGTTGATGCGAATGCTGGACATTGTCGGTTCTCCCTGGGGCGCCGTCGCCTGTGCCGGCTCGTTCGCCCTCCCGGGTTCGGCCCGGTCCGTGTCGGCGTGGTGCTGACGAGGGAGAGTATTGGAAGAAATTCCAAATCGGTCAACAGCAAAATTGGAAAAGTTTCCAATAGCCGGTTTTCGGGCATCCCGGCATGCTCTTGGCCTGATGATTGAATTGCTCCTGATCTGGCTGCCGGCATGCTTTGTGGTGGCATATGTGGCTAACCAGAAGGGCCGCAGCGGCGTCGGCTTCTTCGTCCTGTCGTTCTTCCTGACCCCGTTGATCGGGTTCCTGGCGGTGATCGCCCTCCCAAGGGTCGAGCGGAAGCCGTTCCTCACCAAGGACTATCTCGATCCGCGCCCGCCCGCGCCGCCGGAGGAGAAGAAGTGCCCGCGCTGCGCCGAGATGATCAAGGCGGAGGCGCAGGTCTGCCGCTTCTGCGGTGCCGAGCAGGCCTCAACCGGTGCGGCGCCATCTCTCGCTGCGGGCCCCGTCGTGATGGGCACCTGTCCCGGGTGCCAAAAGCTCCGGGGCGCGAATGTCGGGCGCTGTGTCTACTGCGGAAACACCGAACCCGTCCGCCTGACAGACTTTACGTGATCAGGCTTCCGCGTAGATCGCCGCGGCGATGAGCGCGACCCACTCGAGGTGCTGGTCTTCCATGGTCCGATGAGCGGGGTTGACGCTCTGCAGGTTCCAGCGGTCCTTGCGGCTTCCGCGCATCAGCAGCTTGACGCAGCGGGGCCCGTCATTGGCGACCTGGGCGGCGACGATGCGGCCGACCAGCTGCGACGGCTCGCGCTTGTGCCGTCCGGGAAAGAGCAGGTCGCGCGGTCCGTAGAGCGGCCGCATTGAATCGCCCTCGACCTGCCATGCCTCGGTCGTCACGACGCCCGGCGGCGGCGCGACATAGCCCAGCGGCAGATCCATCTGCACCGGATAGACCTGTTCGCCAGCGCCGATGCGCGAGGTGATGGGCACCGGCCCCGTCAGGTCGCCCATCAGCTCCTCGACCGTCACCTTCCGCCCGAGCAGCTCCATGGCTCCGGCCGCCAGCTTGACCCAGCTCTCGTCGGTCATACTCAGGGTGACGCCCTTGACGAACTTGCCGATCGTGCCCTGTCCAATGCGGGCAGCCTTCTCCAGGCGGTACTCGCTCAGGTGATTCGCCTTGATGAAATCGCTTAAGGCGCGGCGCTTAGTGGCTGGATTGTAAGACATTTACGGAATTGTCGGCCGTCCTTGGAAAGCATTCCATTGGCGTGTTTTCCAAATTCAGATTGACGTTTGGAAGATTTTCCAAGTACCGTGTCGCTCATGACCATCGATACCGCCCTCATGCGCGTCAGAGATTTCGTCAGCCGCCGCCTCGCCGACGGCATGACAGCAACGGCGATCGCCGAGGCCGCCGGGGTCGACAACAAGCTGGTCGCGATGGCGGTGCAGCCGAAGTGGAATCCGACCGCGGGGACGCTGCGCAAGTTCGAGAGCCTTTTGCCGGACGGGTGGCAGGCGGGCGATCCCCTCCCGCCGGTCGAGGCCGACCAGAAGGCCGCCTGAGCGATGACACACCAACAGCCCGCCGCCGCCGAAGGCACCGCCACACCGCTCGCCCCCGGCGAGACTGTCGAATTCCCGCCGGTCGGACTGACCAAAGAGCAGGGCGCTGAAATCATCGCCAAGCTGGATGATATCGCGGCGCTGCTTCGGGGGCTGCCTGGAGAAATTCTCCGCAGCGCCGGCTTTGGTGTAGCCAAGCGATGACGCTACAGCCCGCCGCCCTCCCGAATTCTGGCGAGGACATGCCGGTAGACGGCGATTGCTTCGTCGGCGCCGTGCGTGCCGGGTTTCAGCAATCCAGCGGCGAGCGTCGCTGCAACGCTCGACTCTGCCAGCGCGACGAACACGTCTTGCGCCGCTTCCCGCTGGAAAATGTTCGGGTCGAATTGGTCGCTCATAGTTACCTCCATGGTGGTCTGACAGTCCCATGGTGGGCGGCGGCTGGTCGGGCGTCGAGCCTGATCGGCCGCCAAGTCTTGCGGTGTCAGCCATGAGCCGCCTCGGCCGCCGCTCCCTCTTCGCGCTGCCGCTGGTCGCGCCTGTTGCGATTGCGGCCGCGTCGACTGCCCCCGCGAATGCTGGCTCGCATGGCGGCTTGACGAATCGGCTGGCGCGAGTGTCGGCTTCTCTCAGGGCCGCGGAGGCGTCCGGTACTGCACCGGGAGCCCTTGAGACAATCAAGATCGGGATCGACCTTTCGGAATGGGATCTGCCCGAGTGGTGCCCGCTCGAGCGCCGCCTCGTCTCGCGGGCATTCCCGAGAGACAGAGACCTCGCCGCCACCCTCGGCATCCCGCACGAGGAGCAGCACGTCTGGACGGACGAGGAAGTCGCCGCGACCCTCGGCATCGACGTCCAGCGCGACGGCATCAGCGCTGTGGAGGCATTGCATCGGTTCGTCGACAAGCGGTCCGCTCGGCGCGTGATGCTGGGCGATCTGTTGGACGGAAAGGGGGCCTGATGTCGACCGGCGCAACCTTCGCTCATGTGCCAGCGCTCCCCGCTCACGTAAGGGCGGCGAAGGCGAACCTTCCCGCGAGCTACGAGGCCGCGAAGGCCGCGCTCGCCAACTGCGTCTCCATCGACGAGTGCAAAGACTGGGCGGACAAAGCTCAGGCTCTCGCGTCCTATGCCAAGCAGGCAAACGACGATGAAATGATGCGGCAGTCGACGCGCATCCGGGATCGCGCCATCCGCCGGTGCGGCGAATTGTTGAAGCAGATCGAGCCGGCGGCCAACCAGCATGTTGCTGGTGTGGGCGCCCATACCAGCAGGTCGGAAGCCGCACGTGACGCGGGCATGTCCAAGCATCAGCAGGTGCAAGCCATCCGCGTCGCCAACGTCCCGGCCGCCGATTTCGAGCGGCAGGTTGAAGGCCCGAAGCCGCCGACCATCACCAAGCTTGCCGAGCAAGGCAAGAAAGCCGCGCCCCGTCCCGTCATCGACTTGAAGGGGCGTGACCCTTCCGACTTCAACCTCGCGCTGCACTACGTCGGAGGCTGGGAGCAGGTGGCGCGCGATCTGGCCGCGCTCAAGCATGACAGCGCGGTGCCCATCCTGACCGATGCCGAGCGGGCGAGGCTGCGCAGGGCGATCACCGCCGTCGATGCCATCACCGACCGCATCATTACGAGGATTTAGCGCATGAACGACACCAGCATTCGCACCGAAGTTCGTGGCGTCATCGACGGGAAGATTTCCGCAGGTGTTGCGGTCCGCGCCGATTGGGTTGCGGTCGGAATTCTCGAAACGAAGGCCAGGATCGAGGGGGCCGACGCCGAGTTCTATCGGGTCTGCGCCTACAACGAAATTCGCCGTATTGCGAAGGAAGTCCTCGGCAAGTGGAAGGCGACCGACGAGACGCCGGAGCAACTGGTGCTGCCGGGCTTCACGCACCTCTGCAAAGCCTATCCGATGGAGCGCGACGGAGAGGTCGTGTTGGTGCCGGTCGATCAGTGCACCGTATCCGAACTGTTGCGGCGCGCGGAACAGCTTGACGAAATGGCCGCCGGATGTCGGGCGCACGCGAAGGAAATTCGCGCCTACGTCATAGCGAAGGGTGAGGCGGCCTAAGTAATGTCCTTCATCCGCCACGCCTCCAGCGGCCACTACGAAGACCTCGTCGCCCAGCGCAGCCGCGTCTTGGCGAACTGTCCGCCCTCGCATCGTCGCCGCATCCTCGGCTTGGCCCCGCGCTATCGTCCCGCCAAGACGCACGAGATCACGGTCGATCTCCGAACCGGCGAGCGAGATGTTGTCAGCGGTCCTGTCGCTGCGCCGCGCGCGTTCGTCGTCGTGCAACCGCCGCCGCCGGCCCCGCGCGACGTGGTGGCGTTTATCGTCGAGGCTGCCGCCGCGGCATTCGGCGTCACGGCCGGCCACATCGTTAGCGCCAGCCAGCTTAGGCCCCACTGCCGGGCCCGGTTCGCCTGCTTCTGGCTGCTGAAATCGCGCCTCAAGTTCTCCTCTACCAAGATCGGAAAGCGCGTCGGCGGGCGCGATCACACCACCGTCCTCAACGGCCTCCGCCGCGCCGACGAGCTCTACGAACACGACGCCGACTGGCGCGCGAAATACGACGCCGTGGTGGCTGCATTGGAAGAGGTAGGCGCGAAGTGATCGCAGTCATCCCCGACAATCTCGAAACCCTCGCGCCGATTGTCAGGCCGGCCGGGGCACTTGGCGGCGGCGCTCTCTCCCCCTATGGGCGTCGCCGCCCCTTTATCTCTCTGCGCAGCGAGCTTGCAGGCGACTCTGCGCACGACTTCACCGATCGGCATCCACGTCTCGGCTTCGATTGGCTTCGTCATGGTTCAAACCATGAGGCAAGCCATGACCGGAAACCCGGAGAAGCCTTCCAAGCATCAGGAGAAGTCTGCCGTGAGCGCGGCCACTAGAGCCCGAGACATGCTTTGCGACCTGTCCGGCCCGCGCGGGTGGAACGACACGCGCGAGAGCTGGCTGGCACGCGGCGCACGCAAGGCGGGCCTCTCTATCCGCCGCGCACGCGCGATCTTTTACCAAGAACCAATAAGGCTGGATGCTGATGAATATCTCGCAATCGAGAGGGCTCACCAGACTGCCTATGCGGCTGTGGCGGCGCTTCAATCATTGGCGAGCGATGCGGCTATACGCGCGCGTCAGGCGGATGCCGGAGCAGGCGGCGGAACTGACGGCGATGGCGGACCGGCTGATCGGGAAGAACGTGCGGCCACCGATGCCGCTGTTCGACCGGGACTATAGCGAGGGTCGCTGATGCAGACCGCAACCCCCGCCGACGTGCTCGCCGAAGAGGCCGCCGGGTTCCTCGGTTTCGAACGCCTGGGGTCCGTCAGCGGCAAGGCCGCCCGGATGGCGACGCGGTCTGCACTGGCTGACATTGCCCGCGATCTCGGCATCCCGGAGGCGGACATCGAGGCCGAGATCGACCGGGCCATCAAGACGGCGGACGAGCGATGAAGACGCCCCGCAAGCCCTTCGATCCAGCGGCCAAGAAGGCGGCGCTGTTCGAGATCCTCGACGCTACGGCGCGGCACGGGAAGATTTGCCCGAAGATGGAAGATCTCGGCGTGCTGTTGGCGATCCCGACGACGCGCGTTGATGAACTGTTGAAGGTGCTGCGCGCCGAGGGCCGCATCGACTGGCAGCTCATCTACTATGGCCCCGGAATTAGCTGGGTGCGGGTGGTCACGATCGCCGCGACCGGAGCGACGACCGGCAAGCCGGCGCCGGCGCGAACCTATTGGGGCCAGTCGAAGAAGGTCGAGCGGGCGGACCCGACGCAGCTCGATCGCGCGAAGACCGTCCTCCGCCAGATGGGTCGCATCGTGTTCAACGCCGAGATCGATGGCGGACCCCGCGGGCTTGTGAAAGTCGACAGCAAATACCTCAAGCCGGCCGACGTGATCGCGCTGGCCCAGCGATCAGGAGCGACCTGAAGACCCGCGTCCGCGTACCCGCGCGCCGGCAACGATCGGCGGGCGGTTCTCCCTCTAACCACAAACGGGAATTGACCCATGGCCCGCAAGCCGAGAAACCGCCGAGAAGAGAACCTGGAAGACTTCGCCGGCCCGAACGCCGAGCAGGAAGCGATCGAGACGCTCTCCAATGCCGCCGCCAACGCCAACAAGAAGGCCAAGGGCAAGAACGTCGGCGAGGCGTCCGACGAGACTGTCGGCATGCACGTCAACCTCATCAAGGCCGCCGAGATCGAGTGGCGCGAGCTGCGCGACAAGGCCAGCCAGGCGCAGGGCGTGCTGCGCAACCGGTACAAGGTCGCCAAGGGTGACGGTGTCGATGTCGACAGCCTGAAGCTGGCTTTCCGGATCGCCGAGCGGTCGACGGGCGAAGTGATCGCGGAGCAGCGGAACCTTGGCCGGTACCTCAAGATCATGGGGTCGCCGCTCGGCTTTCAGTGGTCGCTCTTCGATGAGCCCGACGCGGACGGCGCGACGATAGACGCGACCGCGCAGGGCGAGCAGGCGGGACGCGACGGCACCGACCGTGATGCCAATCCTTATACGCCGGGCAAGCCGGACTGGTTCGCGTGGAACAACGGATGGCAGACCGGGCAGGACGCGCTGATCGCAAAGATCGGCCGCGGCAACGGCGCCGAGGCGGCAGCGCACTGATGCTGCTGCTGGCCCTCGACCTCAGCACGTCGACAGGATTCGCCTTGATGGAGCGCGGGAAGCCGCCCCTGCTGGGCACGTTCCTGCTGCCGAAGGTGCCGCCGGGTGACAACGCCCGACGGTATGCCGCGCTGTGGGGGTGGCTGCACGACATGCGAGCGACCCACGGGTTCGAGGCGCTCGCGTGGGAGAGGCCGGTGGTGCCGATCCGCGCCGGCAAGACCGATGCCCTCGACGAGCTCGAGCTGCTGATCAGCCTGGCCGGCATCTGCCGACTCTTCGCCGGCGTCCATCACCTGCCGCACACGCACATCGCTTGGCAGGATGTGAAGATCGCGCTCACCGGCAGCAAGTTCGCGAAGAAGCCGGAGATGATCGCCGCAGCAATGAAGATCGGGTGGAAGCCGGCCGACGATCACCAGGCCGATGCGGGTGGCGTCGGTGTCGCCGCGATGGCGATCCTCAATCCGCGGCAGGTGGCAGCATGACCCGCCCGCCGAAGCCCCCGATCGTGCACCGGCTCGAGCAGCGTCGTGCCAGCCGGACCAGCGACGACGTCGGGGCGATGTTCTGGGCGGCCGTCGCCGTTGCGGTCGCACTGCTGGGGTGCATCGTCGTCTGGGGGCGGCCGTGATGCGCGGGCTGATTGGCTGCGAGAAATCCGGCGTCGTGCGCCGCGCCTTCCTGGAGCGCGGCTACGACGTCGTGTCCTGCGATCTGGAGCCCGCAGAGGATCGCAGCAACCGGCACATCGTCGGCGACATACGCGACCACCTCAACGATGGCTATGACTTCCTGTTCATAGCCCATCCGCCGTGCACGCGCCTCTGCAATAGCGGCGTCCGCTGGCTGCACAAGGCGCCGCCAGGGCGGACCCTCGACGACATGCAGGCCGAGTTGCGCGACGGCGCGGAGCTGTTCTCAGACTGCTGGAATGCGCCGATCGACATGATCGCGATCGAGAACCCGGTGATGCATCGCTACGCCAAGGCGCTGATCCGGAACTTCGTGCCGCACGCCCAGTCCGTCCAGCCGTGGGAGTTCGGTGACGCGGAAACCAAGCGGACGTGCTTCTGGCTCAAGGGCCTGCCGCCGCTGGTGCCTACGTGCCGTGAGAAACCCGTGAACGTGGCAGCTAGGGTGTGGCGGATGCCGCCGGGGCCTGATCGCGCCCGCGAGCGCAGCCGGTTCTTCCCCGGGATCGCTGCCGCAATGGCCGACCAATGGGGCGCCGCTGCGACGGCAAGGATGGCAGCATGAACGACGCCGCCGCCTCCTACTTCGTGGCCATCAAGGCGCGCCGGCTGCTCGGGCTGCTGCGAGCGGAGTGGTGGCCGATCGAGGGTGACGAGTTCGACCTCATCCTAGCCGCCGCACTGGCGAGGCTGCCGTGAGCGCCGCCTACGACACCCGCCGCGCCCAGCAGTACGCCTGTGGGCCGTACCTGGAGATGTTCAGCCGCGAGCATCGGCCGGGGTGGGATGCCTGGGGGCTGGAGACGGGCAAGTTCGATCAGAAGGAGGCTGCGTAATGGCCGAGCAACTGACACCGGCGCCGGTGCCGGTGACTGAGCGACCGCTGGCAGGTCGCTTCATCCACGAATCGGCCCTGAAGCGCCTCGTCATGGACGCCAAGTTCGCCGGCCGGATCACTCCGGGCGAGTGCGCCTGGCTCATTCAATTCTACGGGTTGAAGCATGGTTGATGTTGCCGAGGCGCCGATGACGCCACCCGATTGCGACCTGCGGGGCATGGAGTGGATGCCGCTCTATGGCAGCCGGTTGTTCGGCTCCGACTTCGATGCGCACGCCAGCGACGCCGAATTTCGGGCCGCCATGCAGTTGTGGTGGTCTGCGTGGAACCAAATCCCCGCCGCCAGTTTGCCCGATGATGAGGTCGCGCAGTGCCGTCTGGCCGGCCTTGGTCGCGACCTGAAGGCCTGGCGCAAGGTCAAGGGGCGGGCGCTCTACGGCTTCGTCGCCTGCAGCGACGGCCGACTGTATCACCGGGCGCTCGCTGAGTTCGCCCTCGAATCATGGGCGCGGCGCCTAAAGGACCGTGAGCGCAAAGCCAAGTGGCGCGAGCAGCGGGAACGGAGAACCGAACAGGACAGAACGCGGACAGAGACCGGGACGGAACGGGGACAAGACATGGGACAGAACGCGGACGGAGACGTTCCTGCGACGACTGATGAGATGAGACGCGATGAGATGAGACGCGATGCGACTCTAATAGAGTCCGAACCTAACGGTTCGGCGCCGAAGCGCCCTCCGGATTTTGCCACCGTCCTGTTCGGCGCCTGCCGGGTTTGGCTGCAGGGGGCCACCGGCAAGGGCGACCAGGCGTGCCGCAAGCTGCTCGGCAAATGGCGCCAGTCTCTGCCCGACGGCGACCTCGTCGAGCTGCTGAAGAACGCTCAAGACCAGGGTCACATCGAGGATCCGGTCCCGTGGATCGAAGCGGCGATCCGGGCGCGGAAAGGCCCGCCGAAGCGGCAGCACGCCGCCGACTTCAACTGACCGGAGATTTCGCAATGACGACACGTGTCGATCGCCGAAAGTCGCATCTGCCGTCCCTGCAGGAGCGTCTTGCGGCGTTCAGCCAGCCGCACAAGTCCGGATGTGTGCTGTGGACCGGCGCCCGCACCTCGCGCGGCTATGGACGGATCATGCTCGCGGGCTCGCGGCGCATGGTTCACCAGCTGGTCTGGGAGCGCGCGCACGGTCCGCTTCCGGCGGGGCGTATCGTCCGCCACCGGTGCGACAACCCGCAGCGCGTGAAGCTCGACCACCTCGAGGCGGGCACGCAAACCGACAATGTCGCGGACATGGATTCGCGTGGCCGCAGGGGGCGACAGATCGGACCTAGGCCCAACCATCCGGGAAGAACTCTGAGGGAGGGCGAGCGAGATGAGCGCGGGCGTTTTTCGACAGCTGTCGGACTTGGGGATTGTGGTTCGCGCGAACCTCGGGAACCAAAGGGTGCTTTGTCCACGGTGCTCTCATGAGCGACGAAAGAAGCGAATTCGATGCCTTTCAGTCCTCGTCGAATCCGACGGAGCAAGATGGCACTGCTTTCACTGCGAATGGTCCGGCGGCATCCGAGCTGAAGCCGCTAACGGAGCGCCACGTCAAGGCAATCGAGACCCGCGGGCTCGATCCCGAGCTGCTGGCGACGCTTGGCGTCGGCGCGTCCGACAGGCTACGTGGTGACTGCATCGGCATCCCGTACTTCGATGGCGAGGCCAGGGTCGCCACGAAATACCGGACGCTCACCGGCGAGAAGCGGTTCACCCAGGATGCCGGCGGACGCCAGATCCTGTGGAACCTCAACTGCCTCCGCGACGCCAGCCTCGCCAGCTACCCGGTGATCATCACCGAGGGCGAACTCGACGCCTTCGCCGCTCTGCAGGCCGGCTTCCCGCGCACGGTCTCGGTGCCCGGCGGTGCCCCTTCGGAGCCGATCAAGGATGGAGACGGCGGTAAGAAGTACGCATTCCTGGAGGAGGCCAAGGCTTACCTCGCCGACTGCCGCGAGATCATCCTGGCCGTCGACGGTGACGCCAAGGGCGCCAACCTGCTGCACGATCTCGCCGTTCGGCTCAACAAGGCCCGCTGCAAGTGGCTGACCTACCCGAAGGGCTGCAAGGACCTCAACGATGCGCTCCGGATGTACGGCGAGCGCGGCGTCCAGCAGACTATCCAGCGGGCGCAGTGGTGCAAGGTCGGCGGGCTCTACCGGATGTCCGACCTGCCGCCGCTGACGCCACCACCACCGCACGACATCGGTATCGTCGGCCTCGAGGCGCACTACCGGATCAGGCTCGGCGACTTTGCCGTGGTGACCGGCATTCCCGGCCACGGCAAGTCCAGCTTCGTCAACGAGGTCTGCTGCAGGATGGCCCAGCGCCACGGCTGGTCGACGGCATTCGCCAGCTTCGAGCAGGCGCCTCAGACCGACCATCGGCGAGCGCTGCGATCGTTCTATGCCTCCAAGCGCGAGGCCGAAATGTCGGACCTTGAGCTCACCCAGGCCGATGCCTGGATCGACCGGCATTTCAGTTTCATCGTGCCCGACGAAGACGAGGACGTGACCCTCGAATGGGTGCTGCAGCACCTGGCCGCCGCTGTGATCCGCAACGACGCCAAGATCGGCGTCATCGATCCATGGAACGAGATGGATCACATCCGCCCGCCGGACATGAACCTCACCGAGTACACCGGCTTCGCGATCAAGGAGCTGAAGAAGTTCGCGAAGAAGTACCGGATTCACCTGCTGGTGCTGGCCCACCCAGCCAAGATGCAGCGCGATCGGCAGACCGGGAAGATCCCGAAGCCGTCCCTGTACGACATCTCCGACAGTGCGCACTGGAACAACAAGCCCGACGTCGGAATCGTCATCCACCGCGAGAGCTACGACAAGCCCGAGGCGTCGATCACCGTGGTGAAGTCCCGCTATCACAACGAAATCGGCCGGCCGGGCGCGATCTACGGCATCTGGAACCAGGACACGACGCGCTACACGATCGCCGACAATCCGGAGTTGCTGTGATGGGCGCGCAGAACTGGCCGGAGCTCTATGCCGACTATCTCAAGAGCCAGCAGTGGGCGGACAAACGCGATCGCGTCCTCCGGCGCGCCAACTATCACTGCGAGGGCTGCGCCCAACGGCCGGCGACCGATGTCCATCATCTGACCTACGAGCACGTCACCCAGGAGTTCCTGTTCGAGCTCGTCGCGCTCTGCCGGGAATGCCACGAGCGGGCGCATGAGCAGAGCGACGACCGACCGAAGGCGCCGACATGGACGCCAAGGCACGGCTCAAGCCAGCGGCCCGTCCAAGAGACGCCGACAGCGAAGGCGATGCGGCATCGGCTGGGCGATCTCGCGGCTGAGGCCCGCGCCAAGCTTATGGCCACCCCAGCGCCAGCTGATGCCTCGGCGCCCGAGCACGTCGAGGAACCGCTGGGCGATGAGCACGCGGAGGAAGCGGCGTGAACCGCCACCGCTACCGCGAGCACGCCGTCCCGCCCCGCAGCGATGTGCGCAGCCCACTGGGGCGCTGGGTCGGCGAGCCCCGCATGAGCGAGGGCGAGATGCTGGCGACGATCCGCGAGGCGCTGACCGGCGGCGTCTTCGTCTTCACGCGCCGGATGTACGAGCAGATGGCGCCGTACGAGCAGGCGGTGCTCGACGGGTTGGCGCGGCGGTTCATTGAGGGGAGGCGGTCATGACGCCGCTTGCGCATCGAATCGTGAAGCAGTTGCTCTTGCCGCCGCGGAAGCGGTCGATCCGCGATCACATCGGCCTGCTTTCGGTTATGGATGACGTGCACTGTTTCGAGTGCACTGAGATACAGCCACTGATCACAGACCTCTTCTTTTCCGAGAATGGCGACGACTCGGTTGAGATGTTGCGCGCGACGGGCGAGGCGTTGATTGATGGAAAGTGCTTCCTGCCAGCCCCAAAGACATGGATCGAGGTTGACGCGGCCCATGGCCGAGAGGGGCGCCTTCTGGTCGAGCGTGACGGGTGGATCTGGTGTGCGCTCGCTTTCGAGAATGATGACCGTGGAACTCCCGCGGTCGCGCCGCAGTGCTGGTGCTGGAGGATTGAGGATGGGCGGCCGCTAGTGTTCGGAACGGCCGATCGGTTCGATGGCACAATCGAGCCCAGCGATCCAAATTCTTACTTCGATACGGCCACCGCTTACACAACGATGGGCAAACTCGCCCTGATCAACACGCCAAAAGTGATTGGGCGACGCCAGCATATGCCGAGCGCTCGCCTAGAGCGGAAGCTCCTGGCCCGACGGTCCGAGATTGGGAAATTCCCGCTGCACGCTTGGACGGAGATCAAACTGGAGGTGACGCGTCCGCCGCAGGACGTGAGCGATGATCCCTCAATCGAAGCCCATTTGACGGGGCAGAAAGCCTATCACTTTTGCCGAGCGCATCTCCGCATCAAGAATGGGCGCGTCGAGTTCGTTCGATCCCACTGGCGCGGCGACCCGTCTCTCGGGATCAAGCGCAGTCGATACGTCGTGAAGCAGTGAAGAAAAAGCCCCGGCGGCAACCGGGGCTTGGGGTCTCTGATCGTTGATGCTGGCCCGATGTTCATACCCTCTTGAGCGTCGGAACTCAACGAAGCGGACACTCCACATGGCAAGAGCGAAGAAGCCGAAGCCGCGACTGCCGACGCTGGAAGAGCAGCTTGCCGAGCACATGCGGGATGCCCCGACGGGCAAGGACGGTGACGCCTATGAGCAGGCCTATCGTCGGTCGTGGGTAAAGCGGCGCAACGAGCTGCAGGATGCGATCCGGCATCGGGATGCCAAGCGCACGACGGACGACACCGTGGAGATCGTGACCGACGATCCGACCGACCGGAAGAAGCGTCGGCAGAACCTGACCAGGGCGAAGCAATCCGAGGTCTGGCGGCATAACCAACTCGACGGTATGCAGCGCGATGCGTGGCATGAGATGGCGCTGGCGTGGCAGACACGGACCGTCGGTCTCGGGCCGTCGCGGTCCAAGTACGGCATCAACGGCGGCGGCGTGCCCGCGGGCTACAAGCTGGACCAGGAATGGCGGGACTGGTGCGCGGCAGCCATCGATCGCCGCATCATGGTCGGCGTCGTGATCGACTGTATCGCCGAGCCGTGGACGCTGCCGGAGGTCGAGCGAAAACACCGCATGCGGCGAGGGCAGGCCATGGACCAGTTCATTTTGGGTCTCGACCTGTGGTCGGAGTTGCGCGGCTGGCTGCGCGGGCCTCGGATACAGGCAGGACCGACGCTTTTGCCCGAGGGTGTGACAACTGGGTCTTGACATTCACGCACACTGACCCGCTAGATATGGCACCATTTCGAATTGTAGCGCCCGCCCGGTTCTCCGAGCGGGCGTTTTCGTTGGAGCCGCCCCGTGGACCTCGCCGACGCCCTGATCCTGATCGGCGTGGTGGTCGGATCGCTGGCTGGTCCGGCCCTGCTGGCGTGGAGGCGGCGCAAGACCTGGCGCACCGTGCGCTGGATGCCGATCGAGGACGCGCCCACGGACAGGTCGGTGCTGCTGAGCGATGGTGTCTACGTTGCCGCCGGGCATTGGGCCGACGAGAAGCGGGACCGCATCGGTGGCTGGGTCGAGGCCGATCTCAGCCGTGGCAGTTGGGCGAAACCGGTGGCGATCCGGAAGGCGACGCACTGGGCTGAGATGCCGGGTCCGCCGGGAGTGTGACGATGCTCCAGTTCGACATCCGAACCAACGCCAGTGACGTGATGCTACAGATGCAGCAGCTTCAGAAGAAGCACCTGCCGCAGGCGATGATGGACGCGGCGAATGCTTCCGGGCGGTACATCCACGCGGCGCTGCGCAGCGAGATGTCGGAGGTGTTCGACCGGCCGACCTCGTGGACGCTAGGCGGGCTACGCTTCAAGCTGGCTACCCGCGCCCGCCCCGAGGTCAACATCTGGCTCGAAGAGTTCGGCGGCAAGGGCACGGCATCGGGCAAGTACCTCACCCCCCAGATCACAGGCGGCGCACGCAAGCATAAGCGCTTTGAACGTGCGCTCATCCTGGCCGGCATCATGGCGCCCAACATGTTCGCAGTACCGGGCAGGCAGGCCCCGGTCGACGCGCACGGCAACGTGCCCGGATCGTTCATCACACGCATGCTGTCCGACCTTCGTGCCTTCGGTGAGCAGGGCTACAGGGCTAACCGCAGGGCAGGGCGACGTAAGGGACGCAGGGCTACCAACGCATTCTTCTCGCCACCCAAGGGAAGCACGCTCAAGCCTGGTGTCTACTGGCGTCTTCCCAATCGCATGGTTGTGCCGGTGTTCCTCTTCGTGAGGCAGCCACGATACGCAAAGCGCTACGACTTCTACGGCGTCGGGCGCCGGGCCTATGACCGCGTCGCCCTCCGCTTCCTGAACGAGGCGCTGGCGAACAGGGTAAGGCTGGATAACCATTGAGTGTTGTTCGCATCGAACAGATCAAGACCACGCACATGCGTAGTGCATATGGCTTGGCCCTCTCGCTGTTGCGAAGTCGCGGGTCCCTCTGGCGAATCGAGCCGCTGCGGGTAATTCGCACCACGTGCATTTCCTAGCCACAAACTTTTTGAAACCAACCTGTTGTGAGGTCGCCTGTGAACAAGCGGCGCGGCGCTGGCCGTTCGGTCAACCGGGCTGAGCTGGCGGCAATCTTCGGCGTCACGACGCAGACGGTCGACGCTTGGGTGCGTAAGGGTTTGGCCTGCACGAAGGACGGCGGCAAGGTCGCCTTCAATACGGCCGACGTGATTGAGTGGCGCGAGGGGCAGGCGGTCGATCGGGTGTCTTCCGGCATCACGCCGAGTGCGAACATCGAGGAAGCCCGCCTCCGCAAGATCAACGGCGAGGCCGTGCTGGTCGAGATGGAGATCGCCGAGAAGCGCGCCGAGCTGGTGCCGATCGAGGACACCGTGAGCGTGGTTGGCGAGGCTTTCGTCGCGGCCCGCGCGAAGTGGTTGGCGGTGCCGAGCAAGTACGGGCCGATCATGGCGCCGGCAATGACCGAGGCGGAAAGCCGTGCGCTGCTGGATCGAGCCGTTCGCGAGGTATTGGATGAACTTGTCGCCGACGCCCTTAGCCGCGCTGAGGCGGGCGACGTTTCATCGGATGGCGGAGGCGCTGAAACCGCCACCGACGCTGACGGTGTCGGAGTGGGCGGACAGTTATCGCAGGCTTTCTTCTGAGTCGAGCGCCGAGCCTGGCGCGTGGATAACCTCCCGCGCCGAGTATCAGCGCGGGATCATGGACGCGATCAGCGACCCGGACATCGAAACGGTTGTCGTGATGTCTTCGGCGCAGATCGGCAAGACAGAGATCATTAACAACATCGTGGGCTTTCACATCGCGCAGGACCCGGCGCCGATCCTGATCGTGCAGCCGACGCTGGAGATGGGCGAAGCCTGGTCGAAGGACCGGCTGGCGCCGATGTTGCGGGATACCCCGGCGCTGAGGGACAAGGTCAAGGACCCTAGGGCGCGCGACAGTGGCAACACGCTGCTGCACAAGATTTTCCCCGGCGGCCACCTGACGATCTGCGGCGCTAACTCGCCATCATCGCTGGCGTCGCGTCCCATTCGGGTGGTCCTGATGGACGAGGTCGATCGCTACCCGCCGTCCGCAGGAAGCGAGGGCGACCCGGTGGCGCTGGCGACGAAGCGGTCGACGACGTTCTGGAACCGCAAGCGCATCCTGACCTCGACGCCTACCCTCAAGGGCTACAGCCGCATTGAGCTTGCCTTCGAGCAGACCGACCAGCGGCGCTACTACGTGCCGTGCCCGCACTGCGACGAGATGCAGGTCCTGCGCTGGGAGAATGTGAAGTGGCCGGCGAACGAGCCGGCAAAGGCGGCCTATCACTGCCCCGAATGCGGCGTGGCCTGGTCGAATGTGGATCGCTCGGCGGCCATCCGGCTGGGCGAGTGGCGGGCCGAGGCACCGTTCAACGGGCGTGCCGGATTCCATCTTAGCGAGCTTTATTCGCCGTGGTCGACCATCCCCGACATTGCGAGCGCGTTTGTCACCGCCAAGGCGTCGCCGGAGACCCTGCGGACGTTCATCAACACCACGCTCGGCGAGACGTGGGAAGAGCAGGGCGAGCGGGTCGACGAGACCGGACTGATGGAACGCGCCGAGGAGTGGGGCGACAGCATCCCCAACGGCGTGCTGGTCATCACGATCGGCGTCGACACCCAGGACGACCGGCTTGAGCTGGAAATCGTCGGCTGGGGCCGCGATGAGGAAAGCTGGTCGCTCGGCTATCAGGTCTTGAACGGCGACCCGTCCGGCGGCGCGGTGTGGACGCAGCTCGACGAGATACGGAAACAGGAGTTCACGCGAGCCGATGGTGCCAGGGTCAAGGTCTCTGCGGTGTGCGTCGATTCCCGAGGCCACCAGACGCAGGCGGTCTACAAATACTGCAAGCCGCGATTCGGGCAGAAGGTCTACGCGATTGCCGGCATGGGCGGACCCGGCCGGCTGGTCTGGCCGCAACGCGCCACAAAGAATAACGCGGGCAAGGTCAATCTGTTCCTGATCGGCGTCGATGCCGCGAAGGACGCGATTTATGCACGTCTGCGGATCATGACCGCAGGCCCCGGTTTCTGTCACTTCCCGAAGGATCGAGCCGCCGACTGGTTCTCGCAGCTCACGGCCGAGACAGTGCACACCGTTTTCAAGAAGGGCTTTCCGACGCGGGTTTGGCAAAAAAAACCCGGCACTCGCAACGAGGCGCTGGACTGCCGGGTCTATGCCTATGCGGCACTGCAGTCGCTCAACGTGGCGTGGTCGCGCTTCCGCGACCATCGAGTGCCCGCCGTGACGCCGCCCGCCGATGCGCCGCCGCAGCCACCAGTAGCAGCACCGCAAGTCGCCCTTCACTCCGCTCAGCCAGCCCGAGGCCGGCGCGTCTACTCGCGAGGTATCTGATGCCCGGTTACACGCTAGAGCAGGCACAGGCGCAGCTAGACGCCTATCTCGACGCCTCAATCGCGATATCGCGAAAGCAGTCCTACGAGATCGACACCGGCAGCGGAGGTCGGCGAGCTTTGAGGTATGCCGACCTTGCGGAAGTGCGCGAGATGATCAAGTTTTGGCGCGGCGAGGTTGCTGCTCTCACGCCGTCGTCTGTAGCCGGTGGCCGCAGCCGCACCCGCTACATCGTGCCGGAGTGAGCCCATGAATGTGCCGCGCGCGAAGCTCAACGTGATGGACCGCGTCGTCGGCTGGTTCTCGCCGAAGGCGGGGCTCGACCGCTGGCGGGCGCGGACGATGATGGCGGCGGCCGATGGGTCGTGGAAGGGCGGCCGGAAAGATCGCCGGCCGACCCGCAACTGGCGGCCCGGTGGTGGATCGCCGGATGCCGACACGCTGCGCGACCTACCGGACCTGCGCGCTCGATCGCGCGATCTCGCCCGCAACTCACCGATCGCGACCGGAGCCATCCAGACGACCGTGACCGGCGTCATCGGGCCCGGCCTGCAACTGCAGGCGAGCATCGACTCCGACGTGCTGGGCATCACGCCAGAGCAGGCTGACGCGGCCGAGCGTGAACAGGAGCGCGAGTTCTGGGCCTATCAGAAGCGTTGCGACTTCACAGGCGTTCAATGCTTCGACGAGTTGCAAGTCCTCGCCTTCCGCTCAGTGAAGGAATCCGGCGACTGTGTCATTGTGCGACGCTATCGCAAGGACCGCGGCGACCTCTACGGCACGAAGCTGCAGGTGATCGAGTCCGACCGCCTCAGCAATCCGAACCGCGCCGACGATACCGACCGGATCAGCGGCGGTGTCGAGACCGACGCCGATGGTGTGCCGATCTTCTATCACATCAGCGACCAGCATCCCGGCGCGCTCCGTGTCGGCGGCATGACTTGGGAGAAGGTGCCGGCCCGGTCAAAGGACGGGCTGCGCGTCGTCATCCATCTGTTCAAGCGCGACCGGCCCGAACTGTCACGCGGCACGCCGTTCCTGGCGCCGGTCATCGAGCACCTGAAGCAGCTATCCGACTACAGCGACGCCGAGGTCACGGCGGCGGTGGTCGGCGCCATGGTGACGATGGTGATCGAATCGCCCGAGGGCCTGGGCGGTGGCGACACAGATCCCGTCATCGGCGAGCAAACGACCAACACGGCAGAGAACGAACTGCAGCTCGGCAACGGTGCCGTGCTCGGCCTGGCGCCAGGCGAGAAGGCGTCGATGATGAACCCGAGCCGGCCGAACTCGAATTTTGACCCGTTCGTTACCTCGTTCCTGACGCAGGTAGGCGTCGCGCTGTCCCTACCGCTAGAGCTGCTGACGCAGCATTTCAGTTCCTCCTATTCAGCCTCTCGCGCCGCGCTGGAAATCGCATGGTCGCACTTCAACGGCGACCGTGTCTGGTTCGCCGAGCGCTTCTGTCAGGAGGTCTACGGCTGGGCGATGGACGAGGCCGTCGCTATGGGTCGGCTAAATCGGCCGGGATGGTTCACCAACCCGCTCGTGCGCGAGGCGTACCTCGGCGCCAACTGGATCGGCCCGCGCCGCTACAGCCTCAACCCGTACCAGGAGGCGCAGGCTGACAGGCTCGACATGGAGATGGGCACGAAAACAGGCGAGCAGGTTTGCATGGAGCGCACCGGCGGCGAGATCGAGAAGAAGCTCGACCAGCGCGCCAAGGAAATGACGCTCTCTCGCGCGGCTGGCTTGCTGGTCGAGCCGACGAAGCCGGCGCCGGGCAAACCTGCCGACGAGATCGACGACGACGCTGACCAAGCCGACGCGGCTTAAAGGATCACAATATGCGAGCAATAGATGCTGTCCTGGGCCAGCCGTGGGCGATCGAGCCCGAATGGCTGCGCATGATCGCCGCCGTGGCCGAGCGTCAATTCGATGCGCCTGCGGTCGCGGCAATGAGGGGAAATCCGCCCCGCCAGGAAGCCGTGATGCAGACCACGGACGGCGTGGCCGTCATCAACATCCTCGGCCCGATCTTTCCGCGCGCCAACATGATGACCGACTACAGCGGCGCCACGTCGCTGTCTCAGGTGCAGGGCCAGTTCCGGGCGGCCCTTGCCGATCCCTCCATCAACTCCATCCTGTTCAACATTGATTCGCCGGGCGGCGTGGCCGTTGGCATTGCCGACTTCGCTGCTGAAGTCCGCGCCGGCCGGAAGGTCAAGCCGATCACGGCATACGTCGGCGGCACCGGATCGTCTGCCGCGTATTGGATCGCGAGCGCCGCCAGCCGCCTTGTCGTATCGGCCACCGCGACGGTGGGCTCGATCGGCGTCGTCGTCGGCGCGTCGAAGCAGGTCGCGCCTGACGCGAACGGCGAGATCAGCATCGAGATCGTTTCGAGCAACGCGCCGAACAAGCGGCCCGACGTGATGGACAGCGCGGGCCGGCAGTCGATCGTGGCCGTTCTCGACCAGCTCGAAGCCGTGTTCCTCGGCGCCGTCGCCGCTAATCGCGGCGTGAGCGTCGAAGCCGTGAAGTCCGACTTTGGCAAGGGCGGCGTGCTCATGGGTGCGCAGGCCGTTGCTGCAGGCATGGCTGATGCCATCGGCACGATTGATTCAGTTCTGACCAAGCTGGCCGCCGCTGGCCTGGTCAAGGGTGCAACCCACCGAGCCGCGGCGGCGGCATTTTCGGAGAACACCTCCATGAATAACGTAACGACTATCGCTGAACTGACTGCGGCTTTCCCTGACCTCGTCGGCGAGATTCGCCGCGAAGCCACTGCCGCCGCTTCGTCCACCCTCAATGAGACGGCGATTGCCGCCGCTCGCGCCGAGGGCGCCAAGGCCGAGCATGATCGCGTTGCCGGCATCGAGGCCGCGGCGCTGCCCGGTCACGAGAAGCTGCTCGCCGAACTGAAGGCGGACCCGTCTGTCACGCCGGGTGCGGCTGCCATGCGTTTCATCAACGCCGAGAAGGCCGCGCACGCTGGCCGAGCCGACGCGATCAAGGGCGTCGAGGAAGCCACAGGTCATGTGCAGAGCCCGGCCGCGACCGCCGTGCCGCCCAAGAAGGCGACGCCGAACACGGTCGAGGGCTGGAAGGCCGAGTACGCGGAAGATGAAAAGCTGCAAGCCGAGTTTTCGTCGGCCGATGCTTACGTCAATTTCCAGCAGGGCCTGAAGGCTGGTCGCATCCGCATCCTGGGGCGCGTGGCGGCCTAATCCGCCCAACCATTAATGCAACGAAGGCCGCCCCAACCGGGCGGCCTTTTTCTTTCCCCATTCTTTAATCTTTGGAGCCTCCCCTATGACGACTCTCGCTGCGGATGCAAACCGCGACTACGAACTGGGCGATGTCGGTGAATATGCCGTCATCGCGTCCGACATCATCTACGCGATGGCCGCCGTCGGCGTCGTGGCCTCGAGCGGCCATGCCCGCCCGCTGGTTGCTGGCGACCGCTTCGTCGGCTTCGCCGAGTTGCGTTGCGACAACAGCGCCGGCGGCGCCGCCGCTAAGAATGTCCGCGTGGTGCAGAAGGGCAAGGTCAAGCTCGACGTGACCGGCGCTCTGATCACCGACGTCGGCTGCCCGGTCTACGCGACGGACGACGACACTTTCTCGCTCTCGCCTGTTGGCGGCAGCTTCGTCGGCCTGATCGATCGATACATCTCGTCCGGTGTGGTCTCGGTGAAGTTCGACACGAACAACATTCTTGATCCCTACGCTGCCTGGCCGATCCGTGAGGAACTGGCCGGCACCAAGACCTTCGACGCGCAGGACTGCGGCAAGGCGTTCTTCGTCACCGCTGCCGGCGACGCCGACGCGCTCACGCTGCCGGCCATCGCGGATGGCGCGCACGACTTCCTGATCGTGGCGATCGGCGCTTACGGCTCGACGCAGGTCGTCATCTCGCCTGCTGCTGCCGACAGCATCCGCGCGGCCGACCTGACGGCGGTCGACGACAAGGATCTGCTTTTGACCAAGGCCACGCAGCGCCGGCACGACTGCGCGCGCATCGCGCTCGGTGACGCCGACGGCTACTCGGCCACGCTCGGCAACATCGTCCATGGCGTGGCGAGCATCTGGACCAAGGAATAACCCGCACACCCTGAACGGCGTCGGCCAACACCGCGCGCCGTTTCTTTTCTCCCCCCTTCGCAAGCCGCCTCAACCGGGCGGCTTTTTCTTTTGGAGCAATCGAAATGTCTCTCAATACTCTTTTGACGAGTCGCGCTGTCATCGCTGAGATGTACAACACGCTCACCATGGCCGAGGCGTCGTGGGTCGATCGTTACGCGATGAAGGTCACGAGCCGCCAGACCACGGAGAACTATGCGTGGCTCGGCATGGTGCCGACCATGCGCGAGTGGGTCGGCGGGCGTATGGCCAAGGGCCTGCGCGAGAATACCTGGTCCATCACGAACAAGGACTATGAGGCCACCCTCAAGGTCCTGACCAAGGAGCTGCGACAGGACGCCGGCAACCAGCTTGAGCTTCGCATTAGCGAGCTTTCGCGCCGCGTTCTCTCGTATCCCGCGACGCTGATGTCGGCCAAGATTCTGGCCGGCTCGACGACCGCTTGCTACGATGGGCAGAACTTCTTCGACACCGACCATGCCGAAGGCAGTTCTGGGTCGCAGAATAACGACCTCACCGGCGCCGCGGCCACCGCCACGAATCCGACCGTGCAGGAACTGCGCGACGCCATCCTCGCGTCCATGCAGGCGATCCTTGGCTTCAAGGACGACCAGGGCGAGCCGATGAACGAGGACGCCCGGCAGTTCGAGGTAATGGTGCCCAACATCTATTGGGCGACGGCGATCCAGGCGCTCGGTGCGGTGACGCTGGGCGGCGGCGAGACGAACGTGCTCGCGAGCATGGACGGGTTCAAGATCAACCTGGTGAACAACACCCGCCTGACCTGGACCGACGCCTTCGCGGTGTTCCGCACTGACGGACGCACCAAGCCGTTCATTCTTCAGGAGGAAGTGCCGATCACCGTTTCGGCGGTCGCCGAAGGATCGGAACTCGAATTTAACGAGGAAACGCATCACTACGGCGTGCGTTGGTCCGGCGCGCTCGACTACGGCTTCTGGCAGCACGCCTGCCTGTACACCTTCACCTGATAGCGACGGGGCCGGGTAACACCGGCCCCATTGTTTTTGGGGGTGCCGGCCATGCCCTTCCTCGACGAGATCGACGACGCCGATCAGATCGAGAGCGCGGCCGACCGCCTTGCGTACTTCGACGACGACGAGTTCGGCACGCCCGCCCAATGGGTCACATCTGCGGGCGTGGCGGCCGATCTCACCGTCATCTTTAACGCACCATGGGACGACGAGGCGGGCCTTGCGACGGTCGATATGACAGTTGCCGCGCCATCCGCTGTCTGCCGCCAGGCCGACATGCCGAGCGGCGCCGCCCAAGGCGATCAAATCTTCATCGAGGGCGCCCTGTGGCGCGCGCGCGAGCTGCGGCCCGATCAGACGGGCCTCGTCACCATCGACCTACAGAGGTTGTAGCACATGGCTGGATCAATTCGCGCCCGCGGTGGCACCAAGGAAATGACGATCAACGCCGTCATCACGCGCGCCGATGGCACCGTCGAGGACTTAGGGACTATTTCTTACTTCCATAAGAATCCGCTGCGGCGGTTGGCCTTCCGAGTGCGCCAGTTTTTCACGCGCATTTCCCCCTTCTAAAGGAGAACCATCATGGCTTCACTCGTCGCTAACACTGGGCTAGCCAACATCACGGCCGCTTGGCACGCCTATACCTCACGCGCCAAGTATGTGGGCTGGGGCACCGGATCGGGGCAGGGCGTCACCTCGACCGATCTCGCCACCGCCGCCAGCGAATCGCGGGTCGACGGCACATCGAGCGTCCAGACCACCACCACGACAAACGACACCTACCGCGTCACCGCGACGCTGACGGCGAGCGGCACGCGGGCCATAACCGAGGTCGGCGTGTTCGACGCGGCCGGCTCCGGCAATCCTCCGACCGGCGGGAACCTCGGCATCTACGGCGATTTCAGTGTGATCAACTTGGCGTCTGGCGATTCGATAGCTTTTACCGTGAATTGTGTTCTGGATCAGGCTTAGGCCGTAGTGCGGGAGACAATCACATGGCAGCCGTCGGCTACTCCATCACGACCGAGGGCGCGGTTGCGCTCTCCGCCGCCACCGCCAAGACCATCCTGGGCGCTAAGGCGCATGCCAACTCCGGCCTGCAGCTAAAGGGCTTCATGGTCGCTTTCGATGGCGTCACCGGCTCGGCCGTGCCGGTGCTGGTCGAGGTGGGTTACTGCACCTGGGCGACCAATTCGCCCGGTACCAACAGCACCAACGTCGGTGAGAATCAGGTCTATGGCCGCGTGCTCGCTGCGGGCTTCACCGGCGCTAAAACGTGGACGGCCGAGCCGACGACCATCACCGTCCTAAAGGAGTTCCTGCTGGCTCCGGACAAGGGAGTTATCGCCTATCAGTTCCCGCTCGGGCAGGAGCCGGATTGCGCGCTTGCCGAGGGCTTCGTGATCCGCTGCAACGCACCGGCGTCGGTCAACGTCCGCGCCACCATGGATGTCGAGCGGGTGTAGGTCGTGGGACTGTCAAAGTTCGCCGATGGAAAATCGCTGAACTCGTCGACCGTGACCATGCCGGCCAGTATTGCCGTGAACGACTTCGCGGTTATGTGCGATCACATGCGACAGAGCAGTTCCGCACCAGCCACCGCATCCCCAAGTGGCTTTACCCAATTCGGCACGGCGCCGACCGTCTCCAATGTCTCGACGTACGCCCGTCGCGTTCTCTCCTACAAGATACTGGATGGCACGGAAGGCGGCGCGACTCTCACCGGCATGGGCGGCACCAACGGCTCGAAGTCCGTCGTTGTGTTCCGCAGCGACGCGCCGGGCACATGGAGCGCCCCGGCTGACCTTGCCGAGACGCTGACCAATAGCGATCCCACGGGGCAGACCATCAATGTCGGTGCCGCGCCGCTGGTGTGCATCGCGTGGTGGAACTCAAGCGGCGTCGTCAACCCGCGTTCGTTCTCGCCGGCCGAGGACGCCGAGATAACGGTCGATGGAGGGGGCACGGCCTACGTGAAATATAAGATCTACGATTCCAGCCCGGCGGACACCTCGGTCGATATGGATGATGAGGGCTTCTACAACCACTTGTCTTCTTGCTACATCGCCTTCACGCCCCTGGTCGAGGTCCGCCGTCCGCCGCTGGTCACCCGGCAGGCCGTCATGCGCGCCTCGGTGTACTGATGGCGCGTTTTGGGCGAGCTATGCCCAGCCGGGCCTATCTGGCGCGCGGGCAGCGGGACTCCACGCAGGTATTTAACCAGACGGTCGACGCTTTCGTTGCTGCCTCCGGCGGGCTCGTTCGTTCAGCGGGGAAAATCATAGCGCCCGGCGTCGATTTCGCCGCATCCGTGGCGCGTTCGACCGCGAAGGCGATTGGCGCGGCCGTGGACCTCGCGGCTTCGGCCGCAGCGGCGACAACCTACGGCCGCTCGGTCACGGCGGCGATCACCGCTGGTGCGGGTGTGAGTCGCATCGCTGACAAGGTGGTTCTCGCTGGCGTCGATGGCGCGGCCACGATGGCGCGCGCCACTGCAAAGGCGGTTGATGTCTCGGCCGATCTAATCGCGGCGACCATCAAGGCCGTGACGGCAACGCCCATCGGCGCTGCGGTCGACGCGGGCGCGAGTGTATCGCGCGCGGCAGGCAAGGTCGTGGGAGCCGGTGTCGACGCGGCCGCCTCGATCTCCCGGCAGGCCGGAAAGATCATCGTGGCGGGGGCTGACGCTGGCGTTAGCGTTACCCGCAGCACGGCAAAGGCGGTTGTGGTTGCGGCGCTTACGGTTGCCGCCTCTATAACGACGAGCCGGGCCTATCTCCTGACGGTCGCCGCGGCAGTGAGCGTCGGGGCATCGGTGTCCCGGTCGGTCGGCAAGATCGTCACGACCGGCGCGGATGCTTCCGTCTCGGTGACGCGAGCGATCAGCAAGACCATATCGGCGGCCGGCGTCGACCTGTCGGCGGCGGCGGTGAAGGCGGTCAGCCGGACGATCACGGCGGCGGCGCTCTTGGTGAGCGCGGCAACCGAGGCGACGCGGGCTTTCCTGATCACGGTGACGGCGGGCATAGATGCCGGCGTAAGCATGGCGCGGTCGGTCGCAAAGACGGTTTCAGTCGGCATCGCCGCGGCGCTCACGATCTCTAAAGCGGTCACCACGTCGGTTGTGGCGGCCATCGTCATCGCCCCGGTAATCGCCACGGCCAGGGCGTTCCTGCTGGCCATCACGGCGACGGTCAACGCGGGAGCCAGCATCGGCAGGGGAGTCGGCAAGGGCGTCTCGGCGGCGGCCACGGTGGCCGGCACCATCACGCGGCACGTCGCTGTTGGCATCTTCGCGGGAGCCCTGATCGCGGCCTCGATCACCCGGCAGGTCGGCAAGACGGTTGCCGCTGGCATCACGGGCGCGGTCAATCTGACCGCCACCTTTATGGCCGCCGGCAGCAACCTGTTTTTTGTCACGGTCGACGCGGCAGTGGATGCCGGCGCATCGGTTCGCCGCTCGGTCAGCAAGGGCGTCGAGGCGGGCGTCAGCGCGATCGGAACGCTGCTCACGTTCTACTGGAACGCCGCCCGCACATGGCTTGAGACGGACGCAGACAGGGCCACGCTACTGGCCGCCGGAGAGTTCAGCACCACTGCCACCTGGGGCGCGACCACGCTCACCGGCATTTTCACCGCGCCTTGGACGAGTAACGATTTCAGGACGACCGGCATGGTGCCGCAGCTCCTATGCCGCGAGATCGACCTGCCCGCCGATGCCGCCCAAGGCGACACGGTGACGGCGCGTGGCGTCGTGTGGCGCGTCCGGGAAATCCGCCGGGACGGCACCGGCATGGCGACAATCGACCTGCAGCGCTGAAGAGGTAGACCATGCCGCACGCCCGCCGCTCGATCGTTCTGGCGGCGGTGGCCGCAGTGACGGGCCTGTCGACCACGGGCTCGCGCGTGCATGCCGGCCGGACATGGCCGGTGGAAGCCGCAGAGACGCCGCACCTGCTGGTCTACGCCCGCCGCGAGCAAAGCGGGCCGTTCACGATGAAGGGCGCCGCCCGCACGCTGCAGCGGCAGCTTACGCTGTCAATCGAGGGAATCACCGCCGAGACCACTGACAGCGACGCCACGCTGGATCAGATCGCGAGCGAAGTGGAAGCCGCTCTGGCCGCCGATCCGACCCTGGGCGGCACCTGCAAGGACCTCTTTCTCGACGCCACCGACATCGAGGCCCGCGCCGACAGTGAGTTCCGCACCGGCCGCATCCGGCTCGATTTCAGCGTGACCTACTACACCGCCGCCAACGCGCCGGACACGGCGATCTAACTCTCTCTCAGCAGCGACAGGCCGCCTCACCGGGCGGTTTTTTTATTTCGAACCGAACGACGGCCAGCCCGCCCGTCGCGTCGTCGCGCGCGCACGCGCAGGGCGCACCTCAAAAATCCGGAGAACACCATGGCCACCCATCACGGCCTAGAAGGCGTCGTCAAAGTCGGCGCGAACACCGTCGCCGAAGTGCGCTCGTTCGAGATCGAAACGCAGCAGGACACGGTCGACGACAGTGTCATGGGCGACACCTGGCATTCGCATTTGACCGGCCTCAAGTCGTGGTCCGCGAACGTCGAGTGTCTTTGGGATGAAGGCGACACTAATGGCCAGGTGGCACTCACCATCGGCGCATCCGTGTCACTGACGCTCGGCCCCGAAGGCTCGACCAATCCCGACGTCGTCTACACCGGCACGGCGACCGTCAAGAGCATCGGCGTCGCCACTCCGCATGACGGCGTCGTTACGCGCCGCATCGCCTTTGAAGGCAACGGCGCCTTGTCGATCGGCGCGGCGTAGCGCCTGGCGCATCCCCTCTTAAAACTGGAGATAGAACATGGCCACACATCACGGCCTAGAAGGCGTCGTGAAAATATCGACCGCGACGGTTGCCGAAGTGCGTTCGTTCGAGATCGAAACCCAACAGGACACCGTTGACGATTCCGTCATGGGCGACACCTGGCACAGCCACCTCACCGGCTTGAAAAGTTGGAGCGCCAATGTCGAGTGCCTGTGGGACGAGACCGACACTAACGGTCAGGTCGCTCTGACGATCGGCACCTCGGCGTCGCTCACCCTCGGGCCCGAGGGCGGCAGCTCCGGCGACACGATCTATACCGGCACCGCGACCGTGAAGTCGATCGGCGTGGCCGTGCCGCACGACGGCGTCGTCACTCGCCGCATTGCCTTCGAGGGCAACGGCGCCCTCGCGATCAGCGTGGTAGGCGCGTAATGGCGGCCGAGAAGCGCATGATCGACCTGCTCGCCGATGAGTACGAGCAGGGCGTCCAGACGATCACCTTCATGGGCCGCGAGATTCGGGTCCGGCCGATGGTCTACGGCGAGTATCGCACCATTGCCGCGCTGTTCCCCGACAACACGGCCAAGCAACAGGCCGAGGCCGTCATCCGCATGTGCAGGTACCCGGACGGCTCGCCGGTCTTCACACGCGACGACCGCGCCACCCTCAGCAACTCGACGCGCATGGAGCGCATCGGCCAACTGATCGCGATCATCTACGGGCGCACGACGGAGGAGGCCGTAAAAAACTCCGAAGCAGGCGATCCGCAGACTACCAGCGCTATGCACTAGCCGATCGCCTGCACAAGACCCCCGCCGAGATCGACTCCATGTCGGTCGAGGATTTCAACGGCTTCATCGCGTTCCTGATCGTCGAAGCCGAAGAGCGCGAGACCCAGCGCAAGAAGTCGAAGAGGTGACGCATGCCGCTGGATCAAGCCAATTGGATGATAAACATCCAGGCTGCCGACAAGACGGCGCAAGCCTTCCGCACCGTCGATCAGCGCATGAAGGCGCTCGACACGCAGACGAAGGCGACTGGCACGGCGATGAATGCCGGCTTCGCGATGGCTGCCCGGGCCCTGGCCCCGCTGGCCGCCGCCTTCTCGGCGGCTGCCGTTGCGCAGCGCGTGTGGCGGGCGGGCATGGAAGCGGCCAACCTCGGCGAGCAGGCGGAACAGATCGGCCTCACAACCGATGCCCTGCAGGCCTATCGCCTTGCCGCGGCGCAGAACGGCGTCGAGGCCGCGCAGCTCGACACGGCCTTCATGCGGCTCACGAAGTCGATGGGCGAGGCCGCCGGCGGCAGCGACGACGCGATCGCGCGCTTCGAGAAGCTCGGCGTCAAGCTGCTCGACAACAACGGCAACCTACGCCGCACGTCTGACATCCTGCCCGAAGTGGCAACCGGCCTGCTGGAGATCGGCAACCAGGCCCAGCGCGACGCGCTGATGATGGAACTGTTCGGCCGCTCCGGTGCCCGAATGGTCACCATGCTCGAAGCCTTTTCGGGCGGTCAGGCCAAGTTGACGGCTGAAGCCCGCGAGATGGCCGCCATCATGGGCGTCGACGTGATCGCCGCCTGGGACAAGCTCGACGACCAGCTCAAGGTCGTGAACCAGCAGATGACGGTATTCCAGGCCACGGTCGGCGCGCCGCTGGCGCTGGGCGGGCTGCAAGCTCTGGAATGGACACTGCGCCTGATCGCGGACGGATATCGTGGGGCCAAGAACGCCGCCATCGACTTCGGCCTCGCGATCGGCACCAGCGTTCGAGGCGTCAATATCAAGGCGCTCGAATCCGACATCGCCCAGATCGAGAAGAACATCGCCAACCCGCCGCTGTTCATGCGCGGCGGGCTGGAGACGATGAAGCAGCAGCTCGCCGAGAAGAAGGCGATCCTCGACAAGGCGAAGGCCGACGAGGCGGACTATTTGCGCGGCGCGCAGGAGAGCGCCCTCAACCGCCAAATCCCGATTCCGTTCGAGCCGCCGCCAGTCACGTTCAGGGACTTCGGGCTGACGGGAAAGCAGCCGACCGGCAACAGCGCCCGCAAGGCCGGCGAGAAGGCCGGCGCTGACGCGATCCGCGAATCGCAGCGCCAGATGGACGAGCTGGTCGCGCTGATCGAGAAGCAGCGCAAGGCAGCCGACGCGATCGAAGACCGGTTTGGTACCGGGGCCGAGACGCTGGCGCGCGAGACGGCGGAGCTGGCCGAGATCCAGCACCTGCTGGCGCCCGAGACCGTGCAGCGCGCCATGAAGGACCTGACCGACAAGGCCGACGACCAGGCGCGCGCCTTCCGGGGGGCGCAGGGCGGCTTCGACGGATTCCTGGCCGGAATCGAACAGGGAGCGGCCGACCTCGAGCGCGCCAACACCGGCTTCGAGCTCGGCAAGCGTATGGTGGATGAATTCAGTCAGGCGATCACCGATCTGGCGAGCGGCGCGGAGGTCGACTTCGGGCGCATCCTGCAGTCCTTCCTGAACATGCTGATCCAGATGGAAATGCAGGCGCAGCTGTCGAACGTCTTCAACTCGATTAGGGGCAAGGGCCCAACCGACCAGGGGATGATGGGTGGGTTGCTCTCTGGCCTTGGCGACTTCATCGGCGGCTTCTTCGCCGACGGCGGCCGGCCGCCGGTCGGTGTCCCTTCGGTCGTCGGAGAGCGCGGCCCCGAGCTCTTCGTGCCCGACGGGGCGGGCACGATCTTCAACCGCGAACAGCTTGGCGAGATGAGTGGCGGCGGTGGCGCGACGGTCGTCATCCGGCAGACGAACAATTTCGGTTCCGATGTCAGCCGCTCGGAGTTCAATCAGCGCTTGCGCCAGGTCGAGGAGAGCACGATGCGCGGCGCCAAGGCGGCGCTGCTCGACGATCGTCGGCGCGGCGGCGCGACCAAGCGCGTCTTCAAATAGGGCCGCGCCATGGCTATCTCCTATCCTCGGGCTTTTCCGACGTATACTGGCCTGACGGGCTTCCGCATCTCGCGTCTGGTTTCGCAGGCGCTGAACGTCTCCCCGACCAGCCTCGATCCGCAGGTCGAGGATTATTCCGGCGCGCGCTGGGAACTGCAGGTGTCTTTACCGGCCATGAAGCGCGCCGAGGCCGCCCCCTGGCAGGCCTGGCTGAGCTCGCTCAACGGCATGGAGGGCAGCTTCAACGCAAGCGATCCGTTGGCCGCGTCGCCGCGCGGCACGGCTTCGGGTAGCTGGACGGCGAACGGAACCGTGAGGGCGCGGACCGTGCAGCTCACCGGCACCGGCAACCTGAAGGCCGGCGACTATGTGACTATCGGCGGTCGCTATCTCCACCAGGTATTGGTCGACGGGAACAGTGGCGCCACCTTCGACATCTGGCCGCCGCTGCGGGCGAGCGGCTCCAGCATGACGACGGCAGTCACGTCGCCCTATGGACGATGGATGATGGTCGAGATGGATCAGTGGGAATCGGTGGTCGGCGACTACTACCTGCCCGTCACCTTCAGGGCCATCGAGGACCGGCGCCCATGAGGCCCTTTACCCCCGCCATGCTCGCGGCGATCGGCGCGCCGACAACCCGTCCCGTCGTCTTCTACGCCGGTGAGTTCACGACCGGCATACTGCGCCTGTGGTCGGGCCAAGGGACCATTACCTGGGGCGCCGATGCCTATGCCGGCAACGGCACGCTGCTAGGCGTCGGCGTGACGGCAGAAACGCAGGAGCTGCGCGCGGCCGGCATGACCGTCAAGCTGGCGGGCGTCGGGCCGTCGAATGCCAATCGCGCCCTAGAGGAAGTCCGGCACGGCAAGTGGGGGCAGGTGTGGATCGGCTTTCTGACCGCGGAGGGCGCGCTGGTCGATGCGCCTCACACCATCTTCCGCGGCCGACTGGATACAGCCCAGCTCGACGCCAAGGACGCCGCCAAACCGGTGGTGCAGCTCCAGTATGAGAATGAGCTGATCGACCTGGAGAAGCCGCGCAACTGGCGCTTCACGCACGAGCACCAGCTCAAGCTCTTCAACGACCCGTCCCTGAGAAACGTCGCGACCCTGGTCGACCGCGTCATCAAGTGGGGTCCGCCCTTCTGAACCAACGGGAGCGGCGAATGCAGCTCAATCGTAAACGGCCCGGGTGGGAAGCCATCCTGGTCGACCATATCCGCGCGCGCCGCAAGATGCCGTTCGCCTGGGGGCGAAACGACTGCGGCACCGCGGCCTTCGATCTCGTTCATGCCCTGACGGGCGATCGGGTCGTGGAGACCACCTGGGACGACGCGCTGTCGGCCATGCGGATCGTCGAGCGCGAAGGCGGCCTCTGCGCGTGGGGCGACCGGTTGTTCGGCCAGGAAGGGCAGACGGGGCAGACGCGAATGCAGAGGGGCGATGTCTGCGTTGTCGCCACCTATGACGGGCGGGAAGCCTTCGCCGTCTGCATCGACTTCCGGGTCGCCGGGCCGGGCGAACACGAACTCATGTTCTATCCGCGCGATCGCGTGATCAAGTATTGGAGGATCGGCCGGTGAGCGGGCTTCGGCGCATCCTGGCGATACCGGCGTTCGTAGCGCTGCTGTTCGCTGCTCATCCGGCATTGGCCATGCCATGGCTTGCGGGCGCGGCGATCGTCAGCGCCCTGGTCACTGCCGTGGTGTCGGCGGCGGTCTCGTTTGGTCTCAGCTTCATCGTCTCGGCGATCTTCAAGAAGCCGTCGGCTGGCCTCAAGAGTCCTGGCGGGGCGACCGACCGGAACACCTTCGTCGACAGCAAGGCCAACCTCAAGGAGACGGCCGGCCCGTGGCGCGTGGTCTATGGCGAGACCCGCGTCGGCAACAACATGCTGTTCGCGCACGCGTCCAGCCGCAAGCACATGCATCTCGTCCTGGGCGTGACGCACCACGAGATCGACATGTGGGTGGCTGTCCAGATCGGCGACGAAACCCACTACACGCAGGAGGCGCTGGCCGCCGATCTGGTGCCGGACGGGGCCTACGTCCTCGACGCCAGTGGCTACACCACGGCCGGCTTCACCTTTGTGAACGGCCCGTCGCTGATCCGCTTCAAGTTCCACCGGGGCGAGCCGGGGCAGGCGGCAGATGCCGACCTCGTTGCGGAGGTGTTCAATGCCGATCTCGTCGCCGGGACCGACAACTATGAGGGAATCGCGTACGCCTATGCGAGGCTGGAGCATGGCCCCCTCGGCGAGCAGATGCCGCTTTTTGCCGACGGTCTCCCGACTTTCACCTTCGTCATTCGCGGCAAGAAGTGTCTGGACCCGCGGGATGGGGTCATTCGCTGGACCAACAACGCAGCCCTGTGCGCTTACGACTACATGATCGACCCGCTGATCGGTCCGAAGATCGATCCGGCGAATATCTATACGGCGGAGGTCGAGGCGGCGGCGGACATCTGCGAGGAGCAGGTGGTGGTCGGCGAGGGGCCGGCGACGCAGGACCGCTACACCTGCAACGGTGCCTTCACCCTCGAAGCCGAGCCGCAGGCGACGCTCGACAAGATCCTGGGCTCGATGCGCGGGCGGACGCCGCACGATGGCGACAAGTGGCGGATGCTGGCCGGCGCCTTCTACGCACCGGTCGGCACGCTGACGCAGGACGATTTCCGGGAGGGTCCGACCATCAACACCGTGCTGTCGCGCCGCGAGCGGTTCAACAGCACCAAGGGCACCTTCATCGGCTACCAGAACAACTGGAACGAGACCGATTTCCCGCCTTACTCGAATCCGGCCTGGGTCGAGGACGATGACGGCGAAGTCTGGGACGATCTCCAGCTGACCTTCACCAATGATGCGGCCATGGCGCAGCGCCTGGCGCGGCTCGAACTCGAGCTGGCGCGCCGCGAGCTGACCTTGACCCTGCATTGCAAGATGCCGGCCTGGGTGTACCAAGCGGGCGACAACCTCGAGATCGAGCACGACGTCTATACCTACCTGAACGACAAGATCTTCGAGGTCCAGGAGGTCCGCCTCACGGTCGATCCCGAATCGGGCAGCGGCGTCGAGCTCGATGTGATCGAGACCTCTGCCGAGGCCTACTTCTGGGACGGGTCCGAGGAAATCCCCTCGACGCCCAACGGGCCAGGCGGGGAGAACCCCGACCTGACGACTGTCGACCCCGTTACCAATCTGACGGCGACGGAAGAAGTCTACTCTTCCGCCGCGGGCAGCGGCGTCAAGAGCCGCCTGATCATTGAGTGGGATGCTCCCGTCGACGAGCTGATCGGAGGCTATCAGCCCGAATACAGGCTGCAGGCCGGCGGCGACTGGATCGTGCTGCCCCGGGTAGCGCCCGGTGTCGAAGAGGTGCGGATAGAAGACATCGCCGTCGGCGACTACTATGTCCGCGTCGCTACGGTGAATATTCGCGGCGTCCTCTCGACCTATGTGCAGATCGGCGTCACCGTCAGCGGCGACACCTCGCCGCCGGAGGATGTGACCGGCTTCATTCAGGTCGCCGGCATCTCGGGCTTCTCCAACTTCCATTGGAACGGCTCGATCGATCAGCGCGTGCGCGACGGCGGCGCGACCATCATCAAGTACCAGGCCGTCACGACCGGCGCGACCTGGGCTGCCGCCGGCTTCACCTATGTCGGCGACGGCATTGTTCAGGATGCCGTGCTGCAGACGCAGATCGGCACTTATCTGATCAAGTTCCAGACCGCGAACGGCGTGCAGTCCGTGAACGCTGCCACGATCGTGATCTCGACGCTGGAGCAGCCGACGGTCGGCATCGGCATCGTCAACGGCTTGCCTGCGACCGACCTGTGGGAAGGCCAGATCGTTTACGACGAGGCGACCGAGAAGCTGTGGCGCTATGTCGTCGGCACCGGCTGGACGACGGCGGTTCCGACCACGGACCTCACAGGCCAGGTCACGAATTCGCAGATCGCCGATATGGCGGCGACCAAGCTGACCGGCACGATCACGACGACGCAGATCACCGACGACGCTGTCACGACGCCGAAGCTGGCGGCCGGGTCGGTCGTCACGGCGAAGATCGCGGCCGGGTCCATCACCGCCGAGAAGATGATCATCGGCAGCTTCGACAATCACGTCGCGAACCCGAACTTCGTGAACGGGCTGACGAACTGGGGCCAGTTGTCGGGCACTTACGACACCTGGATCTCGACGATGCCGACCGACATTTCGTTGTTGACCGGCACCGGCGGTTACGCGGGTTCTCAACACGTCCTGCAATTCGCCGCGACCTACGATTTCACCAGCGATGGCCCGCTCTACAATTCGAGCTTCTTCGCCGTCACGGCCGGCGAGAAATACCTTTTGCGCACCGCGACGCAGCGCATCACCGGGGGCGGCACCCACACCCGCGACCTGACCATCGAGCTGCAGTTCTTCCGGTACGACACCACCACCTCGGCATGGGTCTTCGTCACGCCGACGGACCCTGCCTATACGCAGGCGCTCGACACCGATCCCGCGAACACCTGGGTCGTGCGCGACAGCAACACCTATCACGCCGCCGACAACATCACCGTGCCGGCCACGGCCACGCGAGCGCGCGTCGCGGTCTACAACGAAGCGGGCGGCAGCGTCGGCGGGCTCTACTGGCTGGGCCTCGTCTCGGTCTTCAAGCGCAACCCGGCCGCCTTGATCGTCGACGGCGGCATCATCGCCCAGACCATCGCGACCGATGCCGTGACGACGAACAAGGTGCAGGCCGGCGCGATCACGTCGGCCAAGATCAGCGTGTCGCAGCTCTCCGCGATCAGCGCTGATGTCGGATCTCTTACTGCGGGCACGATCACCGGCCTAACCATTCGTACCGGCTCCGGCACGACGCGCGTCGAAATATCTTCGTCGGGATCGTACCCGAACGCCATAACCGCCTATGTCAGCGGCACGGCGGTCGCGACCTTCGGCGGCACGGTGGCGAACGGCGACGGATTCATCCAGGTCGCCGGCAGCTTCTCGCTGATCTATCCGGCGCGGTTCGTCAACACGTCGACCACCGGCGGCGGATCGGCGACCGGCGGCGGCGCGGCTTTCATCAAGAGCGAAGGCGGCTGGTCCCTGCAGGTCGATCAGTCGACCACGTCGGCGGGCACCGGAAACCGGACCGTCGCGGCGCGCATCACGAACATCGGCGCGGGCGGCGGCGGGCTGGAGATCGGCGCATCGGCCGGGGACGCTGGCTTCGCCGCGTACGCCTTCGCCGGCACATACACGCCCTTCACTGGCAGCCATGACAGCCTGATGGACAAGACCGCGCCCGTTCCGGAGGTCGGCGATCTTCTGGTCACGGTCGATACGGTGGCGGTGACGATCTCCGACACCATGCCTGTGGTCGCGCTAAGCAGCGAGGCCCGGCAGCCGGCGATCTGCGGTGCATTCCTGAATCGTCGCCCGGCCGATCCTGACAAGCCGCCGTCGGCGATGATGGAAGACCTCACGGAGTACCGCGAGGTCAACGGTGTCTGGATGGACGTCTATCCGCCGGTTCCGGAGTGGGGACCGCTCACCGGGCTCTACGACGTCGTGTTCTTCAACGGCGTCGGCGAGGGCGGCATCAACGCCTGCAACCAGGGCGGCGACATCGAGCCCGGCGACCTGCTCTGCAGCTCCAGCGTGCCCGGCAAGGTCATGAGGCAGGGCGACGACGTCGTGCATAGCTACACGGTTGGAAAGGCGATGGGCCGCACCACGTTCAGCGGGCCCGACGACTTCAAGATGATCGGCGTTTTCTACACCAGCGGGTGAAATACATGATCGAGTTCAAATGGGAGGTCACCGAGATGGACGTGCTTCCGGCCCGCAAGGGGTTCGAGAACGTCGTCCGCGCGATTCACTGGAAGTACAACGCCATCGAGGGCGAGGCGCGGCTCGAACTGACCGGGACCGTCCCGCTGGCCCTGCCGGTCGAGGGGCGCGAGTACCGGCCACTGGCTGAGATCACCGAGGCGTGGTGCATCGAGCAGATCAGCGCCGTGGTCGACGTCGAGGGCCTGCAGGAAGCGCTCACGGCTGCGTTCGAGCGCTCGCGGGATGCCAGCCAGCCGCAGAAGGTGCGCGCGCCGTTCGCCGAGATCGCCCGGCTGCCCGAAGGCCGCCGGTTGCCGGATGTGCAGCGGGACAGGGCCGCCTTCGAGGCCGGGCTGAAACGGGTGGCGGAGAAGGCCGCGGCCGCAGCGGACAAAGAGCCGTCGCCATGAGCGCGGCCTATGCGGTGCTGATCCTGCCCTTCGCCTGGCTGCTCGGCTGCACGGCGCCGAACGTGCCGCCGCCTGTGGTGACGCCGACGGTCACGATCGCCGACCCCATGTCCTTCCTCGTCAGCGGCGACACCCGCCACGACTGGCCGCTGCCCGTGGGCTATGTCGAACTCACGAGCGAGCGCGTGTCCGCCACGCTCGCGCGCCAGCTCTGGGACTTCGCGCCCTTCGGCACCTACGAGCCGGAGCGTGGCGACGGGTTCCAGATCGCCGAGATCGGCGCCGACGGCTGGGTGCGCTTCACCTCGACCCTGGATGGCGGCACGCCCTGGGTGCAGTATTTCGTGGGGCAGCGCTGTGGCGGCACCGGCTGGCTGGTGTTCGGCGTCGATGCGCCGACCGGCACATGGCGCGAGGCCGTCGCCCGGCTCAACATCGCGCCGGACCCGGAGACCTGCCCGCCGTCATTGAATGACGCGCTGACCCGATACCGGCTGGAGCCGGTCGCGTTCCCGTTCGCGGTGGCCGGGCAGACGTCGACGCGCACGATCGCGACGGTGATCAGCGAGCACTACGACCAGCGGACCATCGGCAAGGCCGGCACGCTTGAGCGCAGCTATCTCGGGCAGGGCTACGGCCTGTTGCGCTGGGAAGCCTGGGGCCGCACGCCGCCCTCGATCCCCGACCTTGCCGAACGCTGCGGCCCGCTGGCCTTCAGCGACCCGCCGGCCGCGGGCTGGCACCTGCGCGACTGCCGCACCTACACGAACGTCGTGACGGAGTGACGACCAGCCGCCTCCGGGCGGCTTTTCCATGCGTAACCGGAGGATGTGGATGGCAGACGTCCCGACGAACGTTCCTGGCCGGCACGGCGTCCGCTTCGATCCCACGATCAATCTCGGGCACCTCGTCTCAGCGGGGGTTTTCCTCGTCTGCGCCGGTATTGCCTATGCGTCGATGGATGCGCGCGTCACCAAACTGGAAGACGCCGCCCGCGATCTGAAGGGCCGCGACGTCGACATCGTCCGTGAGAGCAAGGATGCCGTCATCGGCGTTGAGGCCCGCTTCATGCGCGAGGTCACGCAACAGCGCGCGCACATGGACCAGACGCAGGTCCGCGTCGCCGACGACATCCGCGAGATCAAGACCCTGATGCGCGACGGCTTCCGGGATCTCGACCAGAAGCTCGAGAAGAAGGCCGACCGGCCGACCCGATAGGAGATAGACATGCTCGATCGCTACACGGCAGAGCTCCGCTCGCCGGCGCTTCCGCTCGTCTACGGCGCAACCGGCAAGGACGTGAAGAGGGTGCAGGAGTGGCTCACCCTGCAAGGCTTCGCGACCGGGATCGATGGCGATTTCGGACCGGCGACCCGTGCCGCCGTGATGGCGTTCCAGTCGGCCCGCGGCTGCCTCCGCGATCACAACGAGGGCGTCGTCGATGCCGAGACCTGGGGCGCCCTTGTGGCTCCGCTCGTCAATGCCGAGGTGCTGCAGCCCGGCGCCTCGAGCTTCGGTGACGCGGTCTGTCGCATCGCGCGGGCGCACCTCGCCGCCAAGGCCCGTGAGGTCGGGGGCGATAACAGAGGGCCGTTCGTTCGCCACTACGGTCGCGGCCTCGACCAGTCCGTCGTCGACTTCTTCCCGTGGTGCCAGGCCTTCGCGAACCACCCGTGGTTTCGGGCCTCGCGCGAGACGAACACGCCGCTGCCATTCCCGCTGACCGCGGAGAACGGCTCGCCGTCCTACTACGTGCCCTGGGTCGCCGACTCCGCGCGGCGTGTGGGCAAGTTCCGCAACGGCGCCACCCTGAAAGAGATCGTCCCGCCGGGCTCGATGTTCTTCGTGCCCGGCGCCCGCGGTGGAGAGCACTCGCACATCCACGTCGGCATCGTCCTGGCCGACGACGGCAACGTGATCACCGTCATGGAAGGGAACGGAAACGAGGCTGGCGGCTCGAACGGCTACGCCGTCGTGCTGCGTTACCGGAAGAAGTCGACCAACGACTACGGCCTGATCTGAGGAGGGACGCGATGACCATCACCAAGGATCAGGTCGCTGCGATCGCGCGTCACGTCGTGACCGGCGTCTCCTCGGGCGTCGCGGTCGCCGTCGCGCTGGGCTTCATGGGGCAGGAGGACGCCGACAAGGCCGTCGAGATGGTGCGCCAGATCGGGGAGGGGGCTGCCGTGATTGCCGGTGCGCTGGGCGTGCTGGTGCCGATTGTCAGCGCGCTATTCGCCGGGCGATCCGCCAGCCCAGCCGAGCAGGTCCGCAAGGTTGAGCAGCAAGTGCCGGGCGTCGTGGTCGTGCCGGTCACTCAGGACGGTCAAGCCACCATCAAGAAGGCAACCGGCGCCGTGAAACCCATCGAACACCCCTCGACCGGAGATCAGTCATGAAAGTCTTTCTCGCCCTTCTGTCAGCCTTCGCTCTCACCGCCTGCAGCGGCACCGTACAGGACCGCCAGGCCAGCGCCGACCATGTGTTCGGCGACGCCAAGATGGGCTTGGTCGTGGCCTCGGGGCTGGTCGGCATCTACAACCTCATGCCGGTGTGCAGCGCCGAGAGCTTGCCGCCGCCGCTCTGCTACAGCGAGCCCGTGGCGGAGATCCTGAACGCCGGCCTCGCCGCCGCGGCTTCTGCCATCGAGAGCAGCGAGGCGATCTTCGCCGCCGCGAACACCGACGAGGCCGCGCGCCTCAAGGCGGCCAGGGTGGCGCAGACTGTGATCACCGAGCTGCTGCGCAACCTCACGAAGTTCGGCGTGACGCAGATCAAGGGGAGCGGATGATGTGGCGCGCCATCGTCGCCGCGCTCAAAGCGTTCGCCGCGCTCATCGGCATGAAAGACCGGGCCGACGCCAGGAAGGCGGGCCAGCAGGAGCAGCAGGTCGCGACCCTCAACACCACTATCGAAGCCAAGAAGAGGATGGACGATGCGAACGCTGCTGGTCCTCGGACTTCTGATGATGTCGACCGCAGCCTGCGGAACGGTTCCTTCTAAGGTCCCGCTGCCGGTCTGCCCGCAGATCGTCGAGTACGGCGCGGCGGATCAGGCGAGGGCGGCGGACGAGCTGCAGCGCCTGCCAGCCTCTGGCGTCGTGCGCTCCCGGTTCATGCCGGACTACGGGCGGATGCGCGCCGAGGTCCGGGCATGCCGAGGCAGGGCGTAGCGGCCGCCGTGACGGGCCTGGCGCTACTGCTGTCAGCCTGCGTCACCGGCTACAGCCGCGAGGCACCGATGGGCGTCTTTCCAAGCGGCGAGCTGTCGGGACCGCCCACGCGCTTCGTCGGCTGGAAGTTCAGCTTCGCCAGGCCGCCAAAGAGATCGCCGGTCGAGTAG